GAGCGCTTCTCGTTTGAACTCGTCTGTGAAAGTCCTTCGCTTTTTTCCGTCCATCAGCTTCCTCCGTTCCCCTTCACTGTATCCCATTCTCCTTGTTTTTGTGTCCACTTTTCCGGGGGAAGCTCAAGTGGAGCACATCGGCAATTGGGGTGAGTGTCGAAAGAGGTATCTAAGCTAAAATGTTTACCGTTATTTTCCGCACAAATATCACAAGCATTATCCTCAGCTATCCATTCCCATTCTTTTACAACTCCACTTTTCTGAAATTCAAGCAGGTTAGTATCTCTGAATACATTATTCATTTCAGTTCTGGCAATCCGCAAAGCTCTATCCAGATTACCATTCATATCTAACTTCAGTTCCTTAGCGATAATTCTAGGATTTTTACCCAGTGCTATACCTTTTAATAAAGTATCTGTTAATCTAACCGTAGTCTCTGGATAACTCTGCATTAATAAGTTATATAGTGGTGTACCCTCTCTACTTAGGCCAATAAAATTATTAATTTTATTAACAGGTAATTTAACAAAACTAGCCTGTAGAAAGTCAGAACTAAACGCTTGACTTAACTGGAATGCCTTTAATTGGGCATTTGAGACACTTCCAGCAGCAACTTGACTATAGATAGCTATATTCTGTTTAGAAGCACTTAAAAAGGCTTTATAGATAGAATCCTTGTAAAGCTGATTAGAGGTTTTAACTTCTAGTTTAGATAACTCAGTTAAATAACCTGCTAAGGCTTTCTCGATAGTCCCCCAACCTTGAGCTAAACTGAGAAATGTTTCTTTCTCTACATTAGCTAGCTCACCTTGATACTTTGTTAGTAACTTGAGAACGTCACTTCTATACATTATGCACCATTAAAGGTAGCCAGTGAATTAGCTAAAGCCTGACTAGAAAGTGAGTTTTCTTCCAACTTATCAGCCATGATTTCATCAATTTGAGTAGCTGAGTAACCCATTAACTTCAAAGCAGACTTGAGCGGTAATCCAGCTTCAATCAATGTCTTAAGGGTAGTAGCTTCCTCATCTTGCTCAAGTTGAATAATCTCAGGAGCTATAATTGAGTGTTCAAAATCACCTGCTTCATAATTACCGATAGTATCAGGGAAAATACCATAATTTTTACCGATAGTTAAAGCGATTTCATTTACTCTAATTAAGCCAGCAATCAAGTTAGCTTGAGCTTCTTTAGCTCTCTCAATAGCGGGGCCTAACAGTAATCTAATTGCCTTACCGGAGAGAGAGTTAGTATCCAATGAGCTATATTTCAACTCAGGTAAGTCTTTCTCAATCTCAGCCATTTGAGCATTAACAACCGCTAAAGCATCGGAGTAATTAATATCAGGTACTAATGAGCTAAGAGTAGCACTACCAGGGAGAGAGAGTATTGAGTTATCTTTTAATTCAGTGTTTTTAGTTACAGGTGGAGGGGGTAAAGGTCTCCCGTCCTTGTCAGTGCCACCAGCACTTAATACCAATAAGGCTTTGTTATATCTAAATAACATGGAATGTAAACGGGTAGCTTGTCGGTTAACTTCATCAATCTTTAGCAGAGCGTGATTAACACAACCATCCCCCCATTTTTTACCAGTATCCTTAAACTTGATAAATACAATGGGAATAAAATCTATACCAATCTCTGCTAAAGTAGCATACTCTTGAGGGTCTCCCAGGTTATCTAAACTCTTACTACCGGTATAATCCTTCCAGGTAGCAAAGTAATCTTTGTTCCAATATTCGATGTAGGTGTAATGCTTGTTATTATCATCAACTCTAGGAATATCTATTCTGATTTCAGTTAGATAGCCTCTAGGGTCTGTTTTAAATGAAGTAACATACTTAGGGGAAATATCCTCTAACCAAACTTTATTACCATCAGAAACAACCTTCCAGAATAAATTCCCGAATAGTGCAAATTCTCGAATACTAGCCTGCTTCTGGACAGTAAAGTTACTCCATTTATAGAAGTCCTCAATATACTGCTTGATATTATCTGAGGCAGTTAATTGTATATTACCAGGAAGCAGTTTAGAAACATAAAACTCCACTGTACGATTAACAGGGTTACGGAGAGGTTTCATTTCCTCTACAAATGTTTCAGGGTAAGCTAATTTATACCCGTTTAAATTCTCATACAAGTCATTGGAATCGTAGTATTTCTCTAAGCGAGAAAATAAATCCTCTTTCTCCTGACTATATGAGAATGGGGTATTCTTTTTTGTGAAATAAGATAGTAAATTCATGCTCTTAAACCTGCCTCCAAATAATTACTAACATAATCAACTAGCTGAGTAAAACTGTCTGTCTGGTCTTTATATTTAGAATTGGGAAAAGTAAATAACTCTTGCTCGAAAACTTCTAAATCATTTGAGAGTGATATACACCCCTGACTAGCCCATATAGCCGCTGAATTAGCTCTAGTATCTTTATCGGCTTTAACTGAGATAGGCACAATCATTCTAGCTATCCAATCAGGAGAGCTTTTCTGAATACTTTGTATAACAGAGATACCAGAGGATTTATTCTCGATTAAAATGTAGTGGAGTTTGTCTCTATACTTTTGGGCTAAACGTTCAATTTGTTTCTGTAGGTCTGGAAAGTCAACTCTATCTCTCCAAACTTCACGAATAAATAACTTGTAGTCTGTAGTGACTTCACCAACTGTACAGGCAGTATAAGCAGCAGTTTTACTAGTCGAAGCAGCAGTATCAAATGACAATAATCTAAAGAGAGTATCGCTATTCTCCCTGTGAGTAAACCAATCCTTTTTAAAAATATTACCTTGTTGGATAGAGGGTCTCTGTTGTAATTGTCCAGCTACACCTAGTTCACCTAGTGAGACTTTTAGGTCAGCTAACTCTTTAGCTCCAAACCTTCCAGGCCATAACAGTTCATTTTCAACGGTTCTAGGGTCATCTAGACCAACTGTAGATTGATACCTTACACCCTCATACTCAGCCGGTAATATAATCTGCTCGTAGTGTTCCCCTTTATCTTCCAGATAACCGAAAATATCATTTTCGTGAAGTCTCTGCCCAATCAATATACGTACATCAGTTTTATAGTTATTTAAACGGGTGCTCATAGTGGTATCCCACCAGAGATTAACTTTTTCTCGTGAAGCATCTGAGTTAGCCTCTTGAGCCTTGAGCACATCATCACCAATCACAAAGTTAGCACCCTCACCAGTAATAGCACCACCTACACCAAAGGCTAATCTAACTCCACCTTTTGTATTGGAAAATCTAGACTTCTGGTTTTGGTCTCTAGAGAGCTTTACATCAAATAAACTTTGATACCAGGGGGATTCAATCAGTTTCCTGCAAACTACTGAGTCTCTTACAGCTAAGTCCTCACTGTTAGAGGCATACAGGAATTTCTTTCCAGGATTATCAATCCATACCCACGCTGGAAAGAACACATTGACAAGTAAGGATTTCATGTGTCTAGGGGGGATATTAATAGCTAATTTAAGTATCTCCCCCCTAGTACACTTCTCTAGAGCTTCGCAGATTAATTTAATGTGCCAATTGTCAATAAAGTCAGTCTCAGGTTCTACATAAGGCCACGCTAATTTAACAAACTCATATAGAGAACGCTTACTAAGCTCCCGTTGTATCTCCTGTAACGTTGGTAGTCTTTTTGACAAGTTCATTTAATTTCTCTAGTTCCTCTACGGTTAAGTTGGTTAAGTCTGTAGTATTAACATCCGCTTTAATAACAACCTCATCACCATAACCGCGCTCTTTACCTAGTCTAGTTAGTACAAAAAAGATAGACCTATCTTCCCCAGATTCAACTTTTTTAAATAATTGAGACTCAGCTACATCCAGTAAAGACTGTCTAGCGCTATCTCGAATAGCTCTTAAATCAGGGTTTAGTTTGATTCTTGACTCTAAAACCTGTCTAGAAATTCCTAATTGTTTCGCAGTATTAGAGATAACTCCATAGTTATCTACTAACGCTTGTGCAACTTGTTTTTTAGTGTGTCTAGAGCGAGTCTTACAGGTATCAGGGTCAGTTACTTCAATGCCATTAATTATTAACTTATCCGTCATATTCACCTACCTAAACATAGTAGCTATAATACCAGCCAGTGCTGCCCCAACTGAGTTAAGCAGGTTCCAGGTTTTAGAAGTTTCTCTAAGTTTAGCTATTTCATCCTCATTGGTATCAGCCCTCTCTTCCAGAACTGCAACTCTAGTTGTAGCCTTACCTAGCTCTGTACTTAAGCCATCTACTTTTACATTTAAAGAGGAAACACCCTGTTCGATTCTGTTGAGCATTTCCTTAATTGAGTAATTTTCATCGGTCATATAACCCCCACTAGATAACTAAGTATCTAGAGTTAAATTTGTAAAACTCTCATCATTACTAATACTTACCCCTTTTATGCAACTGGATAAGAACCATTAATATAGATGGTAAGCGAGTTTGCATTGATATAATCACCTGTATAGTTAAAAACATATCCTACGCTTGAGCCGTTGGCTACGTAGCATTGCAGCATATCACCAGTAGTTTGATTTTCACGGCCTGTTAAAACACAACCACCCACACAGTTGAGAGGTACGGTTACACCGATACCACTAGCGGTTCCGTTTGTTGTAATAGTTACCACAACAACAACTTTCATAGTTTTGCCTGTCATCGAAAACTTTCCAGTTATAGATGCACTGGTAAAAGAACCACTTACGGCTGATAGCGTAGAAGTATAACTAAGCCAACCTGGAAAATCTGGTGGTTCAGCATAACTAATATAAACATTGCTCAAAGTTGTGTTTGCAAGCGTATAAGTTGTATTAACAATAATCGTTACTGTAGTATTAGGTGCTGAATAAGAACTAGACGCTACATAGAAATATTTTGTAGTTGTGTTATTAAGTTTAATCTTCGCGCCAATTTTAAAATAAGCTGTAAAATCGCCCGTCAACCGAAAAGTTGAAGCTGATAGATAAGTTCCGCTTGCAGCTACGTATAACCAGCCTGTATTCAATGCGGATTGCAAGTTTTGAGCGGTAATTTTACGACTAGCTGGACTTGACGCAGGATTAATTACCACTGGTAGTATATCAGTAGGTAATATTGTAGTAGCCTCAGTTAGCTGAGTTATTTTTTTATTTGCCATGTATCACCTTTAGATAAAATATTGTTTCTCTCTTAGCCGCCAAGTAACTTTAATTACATTGCCAGGAGAGATAGTCATATCAACAAAATCAATTATCAAGATATTGTCTATCCCATTAATAGAGTCAATAACTCGAATTTGAGAACCTACATCTAACCCCCAAAACAATAAGGCTAAGTGCTGATTTTTGTTTGGATAGAAGGTTACTTCTGTAGGTACAAACCTATTCTCTTTATAGAAAGTAATAAACTGAGTGAGATAATCATAGGCTTGAATAACATCCCCCATATAGGGTAAATCTAAATTAATCTCTTTTAAACCAAACTCATCTTGAGAGTCTGTATCCTCAGCAATTACACCAGAACCAGCAGAAATATAAATTGGTTTGCCTCTAATCCGAAAGAAGGTAATGTATATCGGGTAAATACCACTAGAGTTATGGAGATAGAGCTTAGAATAAGTTAATGCCTTTGCTATGGAAACATCTAATTCAGCAGTCATATCACTACCAGAACCATCCGCAGCAGTGTTAGCTGTGTAGTCTGTAGTAGCTACAGGAGTTAGTACATCCGCTGAATAAACTCTCTCAGGAGAATCACCAGCGTCAAAATCTGTATTGTAATAACTGGCAGTAATAGCAATCTGTTCATATGGGTTTAATCTGTAGGTCTGGTTAGTTACGTCCAGTTTCCAAATTGGAGTGTAAATATCTACATATCTTCTACCAATAATTGAACCATTGACTTTGTTGTATATTAACTCTCCCTCTTTAGCTTTAACATCCGTAAAGCTATCCTCTAATGCTGCTTCCTCATAATCCAATACAACTAGATTGTAGTCATCCTCAGTTATTAATGAGTCCTCATCATCCTCAGTGGTAAATAAATCAGAAAACTCAGCAGGAATCACTATCTCAGTAGTTGTATAATCAGTAGCTCTATAATCTTTTGCCTCAAGTATGAGTGCATTAGCATCTTGAGCATAGTACCAATGGTTTGTGTTATTTTCCTTCTCTCTCCCAATATAAAAGTAACCTAACTCAGAACTGACTAGTTGATTAATCTCTTTAATAGCGGTTTTAGTGTCATCAGCAATATCAAAAATAGTTTGAAACGTGGTGAAATTACCATAGGGATGTACTGTACCACCATCTGGAATTAAATTATCCTTAATGTAATCAACTGCGTAATAAGCATCCTTATTTAGAGCGGTAGTGACATAAGGTAAGCGCTTTAAACCACCATAATAGAGCCAATCATAACAATTTACAGTAACCCGTTTGTACTTATTGTCAACCTCAATACTTTCAACCCACCCTTCAAACTTTCTACCTGTTGAGTAGTCTGTTTGTGTAATGGGTATATCAACAACTATATGAGCACCCCTTTTAAACTCAGCAAGATGATTAACAGAATCCTTAGAGTAGGTTCCTTCACCATTAATAGCATTTGAACCATTTCTCAGCATGAATACACAGCTACCAGGCGCAGCAACTCTAGTTGAGGGGGCACTATCGGTGAACCCCCTCTTAATCTGAATGTCTCCGATTACATCAGGGGTAATATTTGTGTACACTGTATCAACTTGAATACTTACATTTACAGAGTAGAAATTAAACATAGTCACCCCTATAATGCGTTAGCATACTGTAACCCTGAAACTAGTTCCTCTTTAGTAAAGGATTTTCTATTTAAGGCTTCGAGTTGCTCTAGCATCTTTTCAGCTAAGTTACTTTGTGAACTAGCTAAACCACCACCAAAAATATCACCAGTTACATTCAGGTTTCTATTTAATGTGGGTAAATCCTTGTTAGCTACATCAGAAATAGAATCCCCTAACCATCTAAATGACCAATCAAGCGGCATTGGTGAACCAGGTTTCATCCAGTTAGGCAACTTAATAGATTTAATCTTATTAGCCAGGTTGGAGAGAAAACCACTCACCTTATCAATCGCTTTACCTAGCCACTCAAAGGCAGGAGTTAGTTTGGAATTAATCCAACCGCCAACCTCTTTTAAAATAGGTAATACTTTATCATTAAACCAACCAAATATATTTTTTACAGCAGGTACCACTACATTCTGTATAATTCCTGAGAGAGCAGTAAACGCTACACTAACCACAGCACTAATAACCTCTCCCATTGCAGAGAATAACGGTACTAAGTGAGCCTCTACCCAGGTTCTGATAGCCGTAAATACAGGCAGTAGCTTAGTATTCCAGAAGTCGGAGAGCATCTGCATAGCAAGCGGTATATTAACCTGTAACCAGTTAACAAAAGTAGCTAAAACAGGTTGTACACTATTCCATACAGAAGTTAAGGTATCTCTAATGCCCAAAAAATTGTTATCCCAGGCTAGATAAAGCAGTCCAGCAGCTAACGCAACTGCGGCTAATACAGCCAGTACTGGAGCCATTGCAGTAACAGTAGCCGTAATAGCAGGAATAACTGTAGTCCACACAAACACACCAACCGCTACACCCATTGCAGCCAAAACCCCTACAATAATCTCTTTGTGCTCAATAAGATAGTTAAATACATTTTGAAACGTAGTAATAACCTGTGGTATCCAGGTAATTACCTGTAGAGCAAAGTTAGAGACTGTAGTAGCTAAATTTGTAATAAAAGCAATGGTTTCAGGCTGATTTAACTTTGTAATTAAAGTTTCACCTAGTTGTGTAAGTACAGGTAAAACTGCACCACCGATAACCTCTTTCAAGTTGCCTAGAGTATTTTTAATTCTCTCCATTACACCAGTAAAAGTAGAACCAGCAGCTTTAGCTGAACCTCCAAACTCTTTATTGAGTTCCTCAAGGATTACCTTTTGAGCACCAACAGTATCACCGGTCTCTACCAGTGTTTTAATTAAATCCTTCTGTTCATCAGTAAAGGTAACACCAACTCTACTTAGAGCAGTAATACCATTGATAGGGTCATTTAAGGCTTTACCTAACTGTACGCTGGAAGATTTTAAATCCTGCCCTAGAGCTTGTGACATATCAAGAACAGTTTCAGTAGCGTTAGGGAATACATCTTTACCTATATTTGTGAAAGTAAGTAGCATACTCTCAGCAGAAATAATGGCTTCATCCTCAAATTTAGTGACGCTGGATAAACTATCAGCTAGAGAGCTAACGCTATCAACTGTCATACCACTAACCCCACCAGTAGAGGTTAATACTGAATTGAGTTGAGCTAGTTTATCTTCACTGTCAGCAGCAGCCTCAGCGCTAGAGTAGAGCAATCCAGTTAAACTAGCAATGCCAGCACCAGCAGCAGCTACACCACCCGCTACTATGCCACCTCCTATACCAGCTAAACCACTGGTTAGAGAAGACAGTTTGTTTGAGGATTCTTTTAACTTGTCAACTAGTTCTGAGTTATCTAAACCTAGAACTATAAATAATTTTTCTAATTCCATGTAATCACCCTCTATTTTTAATTAAGTTGAAATAAGCCTTAGCCTGCTCAAGTTTGGTTGTTGAGTCAGGAGAGGGTCTCTGAGTTAAGTTCTTGTAAAAGTCGAACGGAGATTTACTTTTAGCTTTTCTATCTTTATTAACGTTGTAAAGTAAAGCAGCTATCAAGCCAGAGCGATAATTCTCTATCTCATAGCCAAAGGGTTCTTCATTCCAATAATCTAGCCATCCCTCTAGCTCTGTACTAGATAAGTTATCTAATAAGTAATCCACTGAGGGTATCCCCAAAGCTAAGGCTAACCTGTATGCAAACTTAAGCATTGGGGATTTAATCAGTTTTTTTTATTGACTTCCTCTAGTTCTTTAATTGCTTCACTAAGTACAGTTAAAGTCTCAATTGGTAACTGTGAGAGTTCCTCAACTGAGTTAAATAACTTATCACCATCAATATAGATACTCTCCACTACTCCAATCAATGCTCTCTCAGTATCAGATTTAGCCTCTGAGATTTTAATAGCTGAGGCAGCAGATAATTCTCTAACTGTAACTGTACCTATCCCCTCTAATATGACTTCTTTTTCTCTCAACGGTCTGAATAATTTATCCCTTAACTCAGCTTTAGTTAGTCGTTTAGTGGTCATTCTCCCTCCATTTTTACTTCTGATTTATGGGTATAATCGGAAGTAATTGAAAAAGGGGGTGATTAAACCCCCTTATTTCTTATTAAGCAATGCTATCAAGCAATGCTAGAAACTTCACCTGTAGGTCTCAAAGTAACCGTGAATTGAGCAGCAGCGGGGTCTGTAGCATCCATATCTTCCATGCTTAAACCCTTAACCCACGCATCAAAAGTAAACTCACCGTTGTTATCCCCACTAAATACAAGTGTATAGGTTGAAGTAGTTCCAGCTTCCATATCGGTTACAAAAGAAGCAAAAGCTGTATAGCTGTAGTTACAGGTTACAGCAACTTCACCAGGGTCAATCACTCCATTGGGAATATATTCTTTATATCCACCACTGGAATGTGAAGTAACATCAATTTCCTCCATTGATAATTCAGGAAATGCCACTGTAACTACATCAGCAATCGCAACAGCACCCTTTTTTATAGAAATCCCATAATTTGTAAAGCTCATTTTACATTTCTCCTAGCAAAAAAAATTCTAGAATAATACTATTTTTATCTGATTCAGAATCTATATTCTGTAGTCTATTGATTACTATCCCATTAACGCTATCTAGTTTCTCGATAACTTCATTAGCTATACTATTAGCTTCTGAGAGTGTATCTGCCCAAATGGTTAATTGGAATCTAGCTCTTACCAGATTACAACCATCATAACTTCTACCTATATAGTTAGTAGATACTCTTTTATATAACACTACTGGTAAGGTTTGATTGATAGGCCGCTTATCTGGATATACCTTTAAAGGGGATAATTTAGTTATTAATGTTTCCTCTATCATAATTCCCCCTTGAGAACTTCTTTTACTTTCTCAATGATTTCAGTAGCACCTTCATCAACTGCTTTTCTCATAAAACCTTTAGCAGGAATTGTTTCAGTGCCAAACTCTTGATAAGCTGCATATTCAGCGGTAAACCCTACCTCTACCCCTGATTGTGTTTCCTCTGTATAGGCTGAGTTTCTTAGATAACCGGTATCTACAGGAGCATTCTCTTGCGATAGTTTTTGTAATATATATCCCCCTGCTAATAGAGCTTGTTTATTCTCCCCCAACTTTTCTAACTCTTTTAGTTGCTGATTAAGTTTATCTAATCCTTTTATCTGCATGAGGCTACCTCCATAATTTCACATCAACTACTATAGCGGTTGGCCCCAATCTAGGTTCAGCAACTACTTCAAAAACTAAACTCTTAATCTCACCCAATCTAGAGGTTATCTGTAGCTTATTAGCAATGGTAATTACTGTATCTCTAGGTAATCTTACTATTCCTTCTATGGGGAGTATAACTAAACTATCTTTATAAGTTATTCTGCCAGCATTCCAGTTAAAGCCACAACTTATTTCACTCCCCCAGGATATGCTCTCTACTTCCTCACCATAACTATTTTGAGTGCGGGTTACTGTACCAATTTTACATTTATCAAAAAATGTTCTTTCAGCGGTATCTGCCAGGGAGTTATAGTTCATACTCACCCCCATCTATTCCACGCGTAAGGGTTATTGTAAGTTATCTCTGTTACTGTTAGCTCAACATCACCTATTGCCTGAAAATACTGTTCTTTGCAGTGCTCGTAAACTTGAGATTCTGAATAATTAGCCCCATCAGCAGAGAAGTTAAACTTTTGAACACAGTCATTTACCGCTTTTCTCCAAATTTCTATTTTACACAGTTTATACAGCTTAGTCTTATCAGTAGCTTTAGCTTCTGTATCTACACCATAGTTAAGCAGAGTTTCGGAGATAATAAAATTAATTTGTGTCTCTCCCCAATTGAAGTAAGTATATAACTCACCCATGTAAGCGGGGATATACTCTGTAAGTGTCATGTTACCTCCGTTAGTAAAAAAGGGAGGTTGTTAGCCTCCCTTACTTTGTTAAATAGTTGGATTAGTCCAGGTTGTGCCACCAATGTACAGCACACTACCAGCTAATCTATTCCAGACACCAAAGCCAAAGATAGCCTCAGCATTCTGAGCAACTAACGGAGCGATACCGAACGGAGCATCAATTCTCAAGCCCTGCATAGACGGTTGAGGTAACTCTCTATAACCCAATAACTTTTCTGGTTCCTCAGTAGCTGCCACAAGGATATAGTTAGCCGGAACCCAGGGTTTAACCCACACTTCCACATAACCATCCCAATAGCCAATCATCTGATTTTCAAAATCATTGGTATTGAGTTTGGTAATTGTAGAAGTAACACCACTGTAAGCCAGTAAAGCAGAGTCAAGCGCTTTGAACTTAGATAAAGCAGTCACAGCCGCTTTGTTGCTCAAGTTGACGAACATCTTTAAACCATGTGTATTACCGTGCTCTGTAACCGTAGAGATAGCACCATCAATGTCACTGTTAGCTAAGGCAGCCGCTCTAGCTAAGTAATGCGTATGTGTGGAACCATCAAAGGTAGCACCAGAGGGAGAATTGGGGATAACCGAACCATCCGCGTTAATCAAGCGTTTCACACCTAAAGTAACCCCATTGACCAAATGGTCGGTAAAGTTATAGTTAGTGTTATTAAAGATAGCCTGTTTAACCGCTTTAGTAACCGCAGCAGCATAACCCTTCTGGACCTTAATCATTTTCTCGGCCATTTCAGCAGGTGTAGCCATCTGTAAATGTTTTTCCGTCCAGCCTAACGCAGCAGCAAACACTTTCAGCGGGAAGCTAACGGTAACACCCACACTATCTTTCTGAGAAACGCCCTTGCCAAATTCATCGACCTCAGCCATTAGCGCGATACCAGACGTCCCATAAATTCTGGACTGTTCAGTCAGCGGTTCGGCCAGCAGCATCATTTGTTCACGCATCTGAGCATTGTAGTTAGCTAACTCAGCCTGCAAGGTCTTGTTAATCGTATCTAAACCAAATTCAGCCGCGGAAGCATATTTTACAGCACGTAAATCTTCAAGTGAATAAATACCCGTAGTCATCTTATCACCTCCTAGCGAGTAACCAAAACATCAGTAGAAGTGAGTGCAACGGCTACAGGGTCATCACCCTCAACCACAGCAGCATCTACGAGAGTACCGGCCTCTGAGCCAATGTAGAGATAGCTTCCAGGGGTCATAGACGTGGAATAGCAGAATCTTGCACCCTTGCCGAACAAGGTAATCGCTTCGCCATTAGCATACTCTCTCGGTGCAAAACCGATAAAATCAGTCTTATCACCAGACACAACAATTAGCTGCGTTGACACAGCCATTTTTACAGTTCCGTCGGAATCAATATAGCAGGGAGCAAACGCGTCAATGGCCTCACCAGCAAACAAACCATTAACTCTTACCGCCACCATGCTAGAGTTGACCTCCAAGGAAGCATTGTCATTAATTGTATAAGCAGTCATTTATAACCTCATAATACTCGTGGATACTTTTTAGTATCCGGTGTACCCTCACCAGTGTTTGGTTTCTCAGTTTGAGGAATTGGTTTCTTTCCACCTTTATCCCCCTTACGTTCACCTAACCATTCCAATCTTTCTAATGGTGAGAGTTTGTCCAGTAATTTTTTAACTGAGGGGTCAAGTTCATTCTCAACTTCCTCAAGTAGTTTGTTCAGAGCTTCCTCATAGCCGCTGAGGGTTTCTGAGAGAGATTTCAACTTATTATCAAAATCCTCTTTGTCCTTGCGAGAGTTGGCCTGTTCTCGCTTAACCCGCTCTGAGACTAACTTATTTAAATCTTCCTGTGAAAACAATTTTTCAGTGTCATTTTTTACCGGACTTTCTACCGTTGAATCTGTTTCAGGATTGTCACTCATATTTTATTTTCTCCCTTGTTTTTACGCTTCAAGTTCAGCGTTTTATAAATGGCAGGTAGAGTTGATACCATTTCTTTATAGAGAAAAATGTATCAAAGTCACCTGGGAATACGTCTGCATCTAATACACTAGAACCACTGGCTATATCTTTTGCGGTTTTATAACCGTATTGCCAGATTGTAGGTTTCCAGACAGTTAAGGGTAGGTCTGTGAGTTTCGGTTCATAATTTGTAGATGTACTCGGATAATAAGCTAACCAAAAATCAAAATTTTGTTTCACCCAATCGGGTATGTCATTTCTCAATGTATTTTTCAATAAGTCTAAATTTCCATATATTAGTTTCTTATTCTTGTAAAACTTATTCCCAAACTTTTCAATTATATTTAAGCTATTCTCTCGGCTAGGTAATGGTTCCCAATTCGTGTTTGGTCTCTCATAATCTAGGCACACAATAGCAGTTTCTTCCCCAATCTCGCCTAATAAGTCATTCATCAGCTTGAACTGCACATCGGGGTTATTTTGGTAGCCACTTCTATACTCGTAAAACCAATAATACAAATGTGGTATTGAGACTTTAGCAGCATATTTTCTTACTTGTGAATCTATCCACGCACCTTGACCTACCCTTATACCAACAAACTTATTTTCTTTTTCTAAATTCCTAAAATTAATTTCCCCCTGCCAGAATGAAATATCACATCCTTTAATCATCATTTTTCCAACCAGTTCTAGGTTTTCTAATTTTTACAACCTGTTTTATACGGTTATACAAAGTTTCTAGAATAAAAATATCATTCTCGTTATATTTGACTAATGTATTTAACTCTTCTGCATCACCAGCTAAACATTTCAACCAGGTTTCATAGCCTGAGTGTTCACTTTTTGCCGGTAAACCTAAAAACTTACAAATATAGTCCAACTTATTAGATGAAAAACTAAAATGTTTTCTCGCTAGTTTTAGTGTGTCAATTCCTTTATATTCTGGAATATCTAACCCGTGAAAAATAAATCTAGTATTCAATTTTTTGGCATCAAACTTATCACCGTTGTGATAGACAACTAAGTCAGCTTCATTTAATAATGGTAATAATTCCTTCAAAATTCTTTTGTCATTTTTTGACTTAGCTTCTTTTGGTGTTAGTACCGCTGAGAAATAATCAGCTTCATTCAACCACTTTGCAGCCCAACTCATTACAAAAAAGTCTGAAACTATGTTTCTATCTGTTAAATAATTATGTCCAGTGGAAAAAGCTGTAAAAACCATTAGACTAGTTTCTATATCTAATACCAGAACTCTAGCATCTCTCTCAAAATTCAATCTGCTTTTCTTATTCAAAATATAAAATCTATTTCTAAGTGCATCTTGTGATTTAGAAGGAAATACTTCTAGTAATTCTGTATAAGGAATACCTTTGTTTCTTAAATTTAAAAGAAGCGAATCTTCTTGCTCGCTCCATGTTATTTTATTCATGATAGCCCCTCCGCTATTTTGTACCAATATTTCTGTTACACATCGTCACTTACTACAGCTAATCTACGAGATAAAATGCGTTATATATCCTCTTTATCAAGAAAGTTAAAGTCAAATGGGATAGGGTCATAACGATTTCTCAGGTAATAATTTCGCTTTTCAATCTTAACTAACTCTTTGCACCAATCCTCATTTTTATATGCTTCACACTCCTTACATAAATCAAAAGTTGGGGTAATATACTTCCCACAAACTGCACAAGTCTTAGCTTTAGTATCAACAATATAATTCTTGAACACTATCTCAGTCATGTTAACTCCTGTAATGCCCTGTAGAGCCTCATAGACGGGTTTTAAGGGGCATTACTATTTAATTTGTATATTTGTACTACTATTATAAAATAAACGCCTTAAAAGGCCATGTTGCTTCTATTACTTGTGGTGCAATCTATCTGAGTAGATAGAAAACTAACCACAATATATTATTTACACACAATGCTACTAACCATTTGAAGGCTATTTTGCCTTTTTGCTCCGCTACATACTGCTTAACAAGGTCATAAACTAATTCTTGAGTTGTTTGTTCGTTATTCATTATGTTAAATCCTGCTAGATTAACCTCTAGCGGGGTTGTAATGAGAATAATAATAAAATAGGTATAAGATTCCCACTGTTACCTATAAACCGCTTAAAAGGGTATATTGTATCTAATACTTGTAGTTGGCCGCCCCAACTATGTTAATTTTTAGACAGAAAGTTGCTCCCTCTGTTTTAATAGTCTCTCTGCGAGAGAAGTTAAATCTTGATAAGTTTGCTCCGTAGGAGCATCATCTAGAAAAGGGTTATCACCCTCATTAGAATTAACAAACATAGAAGTAAAATCAACTGGTTGTTCTTCTTCTATTTCAATAATATCTGGTTGAGATATTACAGGGGGTTGAGCGGTAGCGAGACCCCCAGACGGAGAAAACTCGTTTTTTGAGTTTTCGTAGTCTTTATTATTAAAGCTATGTGTAGGCTCTGTAAAGGCTATGTTTAGAGTCTGTTGATTCCAACAGGTGCTCATGTTAGTTCTAACAGGTGCATCTGTTGATTCTAACAGGTGCTCACTATTTTCGATGATTTCATCTGTTGATTCTAACAGGTGAATTCCAGTTGTAACTGGTTGCTCAAGCTGCTTAATAGCCTCTAGTATGTTAGCCTGCTTGACTCTATACCAGGTGGTATTATGTCCCTTAGCTATGTAGGTCTTAGTCTCAATGTAATCGAGTGCTAGTAAGTTTTTTGCAGCGCTGCGAATTGATTGTATAGATAAACCTAGTTGAGAGCTTAACTCTGGAAGTGACTCAAATACCCAACCACAATTTTTTGGTGCTGCTCTATCCGTCCAGTAGATTAACTGTGTTAGTAACAGAGCCTCTTTAGCACCACCAGCACAAATTTGTACTACTTCTTTGCGAACTGGTATAACATTCTCAGTCGTAACCGATTTAATTGTACTTTCAAAACTTGTATTCATACCAAACTCCTATTCAGTAAAAACTAATTATTGTTATTCTTTAAGCAAGTTTCACAAACAAAAAGTAACGGAGATAAGTTATCCAAACTCTTTTGCTTGTCTAATCGAACACCCCAGGTATGACCACACTTCTTGCATTTAACCCCCAGGGTAATAATCTCAACTTCTTTTTTTTCATTTTCAGTTAAATTTATATTCATTTTATTTAGGCTCCCGTGCTAATTTTTTAGCTTCCAAAATTTTTATGGAAGCATTAACAAACTCTCCTACTGTGACAGTTCGCTTAGGAGTATGTCTCTCCCCTTTTATTTTATAGTTTCTAACTATACAATCTTTCAATACTATATTTTCATTAGCGTCTAATATGTTATGTTCTGCGACTATCAACAATACTGGTTTACCTGTTTTCTCCAGGTCAGCGGCTAGCCGATTTAACATCAAATTTTGACCGAACGGTACATCCTTACCTAGCAGCTTAACCTCTGTAATTATCCACAACGAGTTGTGATAATCGACAATAGCATCAATATCACTCGCGCCTAAGTTACCATCTATGAGATTATTAAAGTCCAGTAATTGTTTTGCTCTACTCGTACTATTAAACTCTGATTGCACTATGACTCTTGCGAAAAACCTACTTACACTAAACCTTTACACCTCCGCTATGTGTGTTTGTTGGCTTAAACGACAAAACCGCTGCAAAGCGGCTCTCTTACTATCTAATATAATTATACCATACTGGCAAAAAAAATGCGTGATATATAAAAAATCGAGATAATTTATATCTCTATTCTTACTTAATTATACCATATCTGGAAAAAAAATGCTTGATATATACTTTTGTGGGAGCGGGACAGGACTCGAACCTGTGATACTAGCTGTGTAAGAGCACATCTTACTGTATTTTTGTGGTAAAATTTGCACCGTAAAGCG